CAGATGTTGCTTCTGCACTTGCAATGGGTGGTTGGTTACAACTATCTCCTGCATTAAATACATCACTTGATGTTGATGACACTGGTAATACATTCGTTGGTACACTCAACGGTAAGATGAAAGTCTATGTTGACCCATACAGTGCTACTGATACAATTTCAGGTAGTGATGTAAACTTTGCAACAGTGGGTTATAGAGGTACTAATCCATACGATGCTGGTATGTTCTACTGTCCATACGTTCCACTACAAATGGTTCGTGCGGTTGGTGAAAATACATTCCAACCAAAAATCGGGTTCAAAACTCGGTACGGTATGGTTGCAAACCCATTCGCGAAGGATACTACATCCCCAACGAACCCAGTAATTGGTAATGCAGACAATGTCTACTATAGACTCTTTGCAATCACCAATCTACACGGTAACACTTCTGGTTTCTAAATCAGACTAATAGTTACACTGAATGAAAAGGGAGTCCTTCTGGGACTCCCTTTTTTCTTTATACATATATTATAGGAGACTTATATGGTAAACTTTTATGACAATGGACAAACTGGTGGTTATACTGGTCCGGGAATTCCAGATGTAACAAGAGTTGTAAATCCGCGTCAACCCACCACCAACAATTACCTTGCAAGTAATTTCTTTAATTTAGAAATAACTAGACTTCCTACTGTAACTTATTTTTGTCAAAGTGTTGGTATACCTTCTCTTAATCTGACTCCAGTTGATCAACCTACACCAATGGGTGTATACCCTAAATTCATAGGTGGTAGATATACATTTGAAGATTTAACAGTAAATTTTATAGTAGATGAAAATATGAAAAATTGGTTAGAAGTTTATCAGTGGATGAAAGAGATTGGAAACATGGAAAATACAACAGATGTAATAGACGGTTCACAAACTTCTGATTTCTTCTCAGACATTCTTGTTGTTGTAACCAACAGTGTATATAAACCAAATCTCCATATACGATTTATAGATGCATTTCCTATTGCTTTGTCTGGATTTCAATTCAATTCCTTAGCAACAGATACAGAACCTATTACGGCTTCTGCCACATTTTCATATACTTTATATGAAATAGATGAACTGTAAATATTGACTTTTACAGTTTATGTGATACAATAGTTCAGGAGATTTATTATGAATATTGATGAAATTAGAAATATGGCTACTCAAGACCTTTCTATGGATGAAACAGAATTGGACAAAGAGTCTATGAGAACGCCACAATTACACAATAAGTATTTGATAATATACACAGACGAGAAACTTATACTTGGTAAGATTCAATCGGATTTATATAAATTAAAAAAATACAAATGGTTATACTATACAGGAAAGATGAGTCAAGAAGAACTTGACGAAAGAGGATGGGAGACTTTTGATTTAAATATCCTGAAGACAGATATAGATAAATTCTTAAATTCTGATGATGATATTATTAAATTATCAAACAGAATACTACTACAAAAGGAAAAGGTAGAATATCTTGAAAGTATAATCAAGATAATTAATAATCGGCAGTGGTCTATTAGAGCCGCAATCGATTGGTTAAAATTCACCAGTGGTGTATGAGTGATTTAGAAATACAACAAGTAGATTCTGTTCATATTAAAATTAGATGTGAACGGTCAATTGCAAAGGAACTGAGTGATTTTTTCACATTCACCGTCCCTAACTATCAATATACACCTGCATATAAAAATAAACTATGGGATGGTCAAATAAGATTATACAATCTTCATACCCAACAACTATATGCAGGTCTTCTTGAATATGTGTATAGTTTTGCTAAAGATAGAAATTATACAATAACAAGTGAAACCAAAAAGTCAAAATCCTCTATAACAGATAAAGATATTAGTGTTTTTGTATCCAATAAATTAAAACCTACCGTAAATGGCTCTAGAATTAAACCACACAAACACCAATTAGAATCAATTGCACATGCAATTAACAATGAAAGATGTCTTCTACTTTCGCCTACTGGTAGTGGTAAATCTTTAATCATTTATGCACTTATTAGGTATTATGAAGATATTTTACCGAAAGATAAAAAAATCCTGATAGTAGTTCCTACAACGGGTCTGGTTTCCCAGATGTATAATGATTTTGGTGATTATTCTTCCAAAATCGATTGGAATGTGGATAATAAATGCCATTCTATCTATGCCGGACAAGACAAAATAACTGAAAAAAGAATTGTAATATCAACATGGCAAAGTATATACAAATTACCAGATAAGTATTTTACTCAATTTGGTGCTGTATTTGGTGATGAATGTCATCTTTTCAAATCTAAGTCCCTTACCACTCTAATGTCTAAATTAAAGGACTGTGAGTACCGTGTGGGGACGACAGGGACTCTGGATGGGACAAACATACACAAGTTAGTAATTGAAGGTTTATTTGGAAGGGTTTATAATGTTACTACTACTACCGAATTAATTAAAGAAAAATTACTTTCAAAGTTGGAAATAGATTGTATAAGTCTTCAGTATCCAAAAGAAGATGTTGAAGAAATAAAAAGAGCCAAATATCAAGATGAACTGAAATGGATTATTTCCAATAAGAAAAGAAATAAATTTATTGAAGTTTTGTGTGGTAAATTAAAGGGAAATACTCTATTATTATTCAATTTTGTAGAAGACCACGGAAAACCGTTATTCAATAATATTAGGTCATTATATCCAGACAGGAAGGTTTTTTTCATTCACGGTGGTACAGAAACAGAACAAAGAGAATACATTAGGAAAATTATAGACAAAGAAGAAGATGCAATTCTTATTGCATCATATGGAACATGTTCTACTGGAATTAATATTAGAAATATTCATAATATTATTTTTGCATCTCCATCTAAATCAGTTATTCGTGTATTACAGTCTATTGGTAGGGGATTGCGTAAATCTAAGGATAAAAAACATGTTAAATTATATGATATTAGTGATAATTTGCAGTATAAGAAATACAGAAATCACACAATGAGACATTTGGACGAAAGAATAAAGATATATAGTAATGAGAACTTTTCTTTCAAGGTTGTAAATATAAATATATGACAAAGGTAAATGATATGAAAACACCATATAGGATATTAAAATTACGCAGTGGGGAAGAATTAATTGCCAAAATTCGTGGTGAATCTCATGGGAAATTGATATTAGAAAGACCCATGATATTTAAAACTGTTCTCCTTTCTAATAATTATAATGGAAGTCAGAAAGAAATAACAATTTTGAAGAATTGGCTATCGTTATCAAATGATATTGAAACTAAAATACCAAAAGATTTTGTTGCAACTTTTCTTGAACCAGATAATAGGGTTATTGAATTATATGATTTAGAAAAGAAAAAAGAAGATATCAATCCTCCTTCTCCTAAAAAAATTATCAAAGGAAAAGACATTGAAAATGAACCCAAAACCATTTCTGATATATTAAATAATATGAGTGATGAAAATGTTAAAGAAATGTTTGATGCGATTCAAGATGATTTAAAAGAAATGAGAGAAAATCCTGAAAATTTCAACGAATGGCCAGATATATCAGAAAATCAAAATTTAATTAATATGTCTTTATTTTTACCACCAGAAGCATTACTATCTTTGGTAGATGCCGGTTTAATAAACATTAAAGATGTTCAGCAACTTATTGATACGATGAATAATGAAATGAAAAATATAAATGATATTTATACAGGAGACGAAGAAGATAGAGAAGATTTTGGCACTAAGTGGACCGATTGGTCCCCAGACCCTAAAGATTACTTATGATCATAATTCCCCTCTTATTTCCTGGACACTGAAAGTGTAACCTATAATTCAAATAATGTCAAGAAAAAAGTAAAGATTTTTGTATAAATTTATGAAAAAGTGTGTATAATATAAATTATGAGTAAAAAAGATAAACCAGAACCGAAACAACATTATGTTGACAATAAAGAATTTTTTATTGCAATGTCTGATTGGAAAAAGGATGTAATTGAAGCAGAAAATTCAGACGATTCAAGGCCACCAGTAACAGATTATATTGGTGAATGTTTTTTGAAAATTGCAGAGCATCTTTCTTATAGACCGAATTTTATAAATTATCCGTTTAGAGAAGAAATGATTGGTGATGGTATAGAAAATTGTCTAATGTATGCTCATAATTTTAATCCAGAAAAATCTAAAAATCCTTTTTCATATTTCACTCAAATAATATATTATGCTTTTCTTAGAAGAATAGAAAAAGAAAAGAAACAAAATTATATCAAGTATAAACTATTAGAATCAGCAGAGGATGATCAGATTAAAAGTTGGTGTAAAGAGAATTATTTTGAAACATCAAAAATAAAAAATACAGAACAAAAAGATAAAAAAGCAACCGACCAACTCGCAAATCATTTTAGGTTAAATCCACAAGATATAGAAAAATTTACACCGAAGAAGAAAAAGAAGAAGAAAAAGAAGAAGGCGTCAAAAAAGAATAATTTAAATTCTCTATTACAGGATGATGATGAAAAATGAAAATTGGAATTTTAAATGATTCACATTTTGGTGCTAGGGGTGATTCTCAATTATTTTTTGATTATTCTATGAAGTTTTTTGATAATGTATTTTTTCCATATCTTAAAGAAAATAATATAAGCACAGTCATACACGCCGGTGATTTGATGGATAGGCGTAAATTTGTTAATTTTAATATACTTAATCAAATTCGTACTAGAATTATGGATGTATTAGATAATAATAATATAAAAATGCATTGTATTCTTGGCAACCATGATGTATATTATCGTAATACTAATTTAATTAATTCAATGAATGAATTGTTTGGAAAACATCCTTCAATGGTTATTTATGAAAACCCAACAGTAATAAATTTTGATGGATTGGATATTGCATTATTACCGTGGATAAATAATGAAAATTATAATCAATCTGTAGATTTTATTAAAACTGTTGCAGCGCCAATTATTATTGGACATCTAGAACTTGAAGGGTATGATGTCATAAGAGGAGTCAAATCTCACGGAGGAATGAATCCTAAAATGTTTGACCGTTTTGAGCAAGTTTTATCTGGTCATTTCCACTGTAGACAGAAAAAGGATAATATCTATTATATGGGTACTCAATATCAGATTACATTTGGTGATTTAAATGAAACAAAAGGATTTCATGTTTTTGATACAGACACAAGAGATATAGAATTTATTTCTAATCCATATAAGATGTTTCATTCTCTCGTATATAATGACGAAAATGGAGAAATTGATAGCGATAACTTCACATGCGACAATCTAAAAGACACATATGTGAAGTTGTATGTTGAACATAAAGAACATCCATATTCATTTGAAAAATTTGTAGATAAATTGTATAATTGTGGTATATCGAAAATTACTATGGTAGAAGAAATTGACAATTCCGATTGGACAAAGGAAGAGATTGTAGACCTCGAGCAAGATACGGTTACATTAATAAATAATGAAGTAGATTCTTTAGAAGAAATAAAAGACAAAGACAAAATGAAACGACTTATTCGTGAATTGTACATGGAGAGTTTGTCAATTTGAAGGATATATTATGATAGTTTTCAAGAAATTAGCATATAGAAATTTCCTTTCCACGGGAAATTATAAAACAGTAATAGATTTAACAAGACATAATACCACACTTATTAGTGGAGAAAATGGTGCAGGTAAATCTACTATGCTTGATGCATTAACTTATGCTTTGTTTGGTAAATCGTTTCGAGGTATTAAATTACCACAATTAATAAATTCAATAAATGATAAAGAATGTGAAGTAGAGATTGAATTTTTAATTGGTAAAGATGAATATAAAATAGTTCGAGGCATCAAACCAAAAGTATTTGAGATTTATAAAAATAATAATCTTCTAGACCAAGATGCAAAATCTAAAGATTATCAAAAAATATTAGAAGAACAGATTTTAAAAATGACATATAAATCGTTTTGTCAAGTAGTTATTCTTGGTTCTAGTAATTATATTCCTTTTATGAAATTACCCGCAAAAGATAGAAGGTCAGTAGTGGAAAATTTACTTGATATCGATGTATTTAGTGTAATGAATACATTAGTTCGGGGCAGACTACAAATGACAAAGGAATATATTAAAGATATAAATCATAAAATAGAATTAACTAAAGAAAAGGTAGATTCAAAACAAAAATTTATTGATGCCCTTGAAAAGAAATCAAGTGATTCTGTAGAAAAATATAAAGAAGAAGCCAGTGAAACAGGCAATCAGATGAATAAACTTGCAGAAGATATTGAACTGCATGAAAAAAAGATTGATAAATTATTAGAACAAGTAAAGGATAAAGATGGTGTTTCAGATAATTTATTGCAATCTGAATCACTTGAAACAGAACTAAAAAATAAGATAAAAAACATTGAGAGGAATGT